GAACAGTTAAGCGACCCCATAGCCATGCAGGAGAACTTCTTTATAGCTCTTGAGAAAGTATCTAACCCCGCTTGGGTACAGGGATTGGCTTCATCAGGTAAGAAACTAAACTATGCCGAAATGACTGAAAAGGTATTCGAGAAACTCAACTTAGGTATTGAGTTAAATGACGTATTGGAAGATTTGCAACCCGCCCAACCCGGAATGGGTGTAGATATGGGCGGGGAAATGTTAGGAGGTGAAGTCGGTGGATTTGACGAAGGAGCAGCAGGAGGCATACCAGCAGTCCCTTCAGCGGGGATCGGACTACCAGGTAATGGTCAGGGGCCGGGGATGGGAATGGGTTAAGAAGTATTACCAGAGCAAGGTACAGGTATTCGCCTCAAACCTGCTTTTAAACGAAAAGAAAAAGATAGAGGAGTTTGAAGGTGAAAGGCACGAGTTAATAGGGATTAAAAAGTTATTAGGATCAATAGAGAACGATATCAAGGCAGTAGAAGATGAACAAAATAAGCCCGTTGCCAAAAAGTGATGATTACATATTCGAAGGTGGGGAACACTATACGAGTATCCCTATACCTTTACCGCTTTGTAATCATAAGGACTATATGAAAGGGACGTACATGGACAACAATGACGGGACGGCATCATGCACTAAGTGTTCTTGGGGGTTCAGAGTACCGGGATACATGAGGATACTCGATGGCAAGGTTTTTGATTTGAGACGGAAGTAGGCCTGCCCCTATTTCCATCCCAGGCCAAAAGCCTGCTTAAAAAGCAAACGGGAAGTTCTTGGTCTTTATAAACCATGCGAAAGGGGGTGATTATATGTCACCCGATGAATTAGATGCCCTTAACCGTCAGGTAACTGACGGGGAAGGAAATATAGCAGAGGACACTGCTCCCGAGGAGTCATCAACTCAAGAACAAACCACTGTTGAAGAAGGTGCAACGGCAGAGAAGTCGGCGGAAACCAAAGAGTCTGTCCCAACAGACACTAAGGGGACCGAAAACGAACCAGAGATGGTCGAAACCGCATCCGATGAGACAGGAAAAAGGTATGTACCTGAGAGCCGATTTAAGGAAGTCTATGCTAAGTGGAAATCAGCTGAAAGGGAAAGAGCGCAGAAACCTAATTACGTTCCTACGCCTCCTCCCGCTCAAGCTCCTTTAAACAAGACAGAAGCTCTTGAAACCGAACTCTTAAAAGGTACATTGCCTCAGTTTAACCCGGATAGCCCGGACTACAGTTTAGAGATGGACGAATTGGGTTATTCCATCTATGAGGGTTCAAAAGACCCCAAAGGGAATTACGCAATAACCCGTCTTGAAGCTGCACGAAAGGCTTTACAAATGGCTAAGAAGATAACTTCAAAGCTGGCGGATGTGAAACTTGAGGCCCGGTCTGTGAAAGCCCAACAGTCNGACCAGGGGATTACTAATAGAGTTCTTAACAGGGAAGGCACAAAAGCCGATCCTGAAAAGATGACGATTGAAGAAAAAGAAGAGTGGCTGAAATCGCAAGGGTTGTGGGATACAACTTAAGGCTATTAGTAATACTTTAAAGGGGGTGAAATTACTATGGCTTTAACTACAGCATCAACATTAACCACCCATACAACGGGTGCGGGTTTAGCGATCAAAAACCGTTACTATGACGAACTGTTCTTAAGACAAGCTGATAAAAAGCTGGTTCTAGTGAGCCCATATATGGAGTAATTTATATATGAATCTCCTCTGAATAACGGGAAACTCCAGAACGGACAACCCGATGGAAGAGGAACTTGCACATTAACATTTAGCATGATAGAATAGTTGCGTATGGAAGCAACTAGGATAGCTTATTTATCAGGATTATTTGACGGAGAAGGATATATTCGAGTGAATAAATCGCAATCGAAGAAATCACTTAAATCTATGCAACGTATTACTCCTGATTTTGATCTTACTGTTGGAATAACAAATTCTGTTTTAGAAGTAGTAGAACCATTCAAGGAAAATTGGGGCGGTTACATATACGCTAATAAAAGAGATAACAGAAAAATAATATTTCAATGGATTAGATATGGTCAAAAGGCGGAAGAAATGATTAGATTATTCCAGCCATATTTAATTATAAAACAGAAAAAAGCTATTCTTGCTCTTGAATATCAAGAATACTATAACTCTACAAAGTCTCGTGGTAAGACAAAAGCACCAGAGATAGTTAAAAAATTAGATGAGTATTATTGGAAATTTAGAGAGCTAAATGCTAAAGGTAGTCAATGGCTTGTTTCTCACCAGCAGAGACTAAGTGAGGAGCTTCAATCTGTAGAAAGAAAATATAAAATCTACAAATTGAATGAAGCGATAGTCCGAACTACACGGGAACGTGTAGAGGCTAGCAGAAATGCCTAGCCCTAGTAACAAAATTGTCACAAACAGTTGGGTCAGTTGAACAGGAAAGTTGCATCAGGTGAAGGCGGATATGGCTCACAAGTCCTTTACTGGACGAAATGGGTCAATCTGGACAATATCACTTCAGGAACAGGAGAGGGAGTACCAACAACCACGGTAGCCTTTTCTGCAATGAATGTGACAGGTTCTACCGCACAGTATGACAACGCAGTCGGTATATCTGACATTCTGGCTTATGCCTCAATGGGAGATATCATGAAGGCAGCGATAGAGAGGCTTGCATACAATGCAGGCGTTTCTATTGATACACTCGTCAGGAATGTTATCGCAACAGCGATGACGCAACAGAGCGCTTCCGCCACAGCCTACTGGTCAGCCGTTCCAGCCGGAGCTAACTTAATAATTAGCGAGGTCAGGAAAGCTGCCAGAACGCTTCAGAGGAATGACGCCTTCCAACAGGAAGACGGTAACTGGGTAGCGGTNGCACATCCTGATTCAATCTACGATTTGACNGGAGATGCCTCAACAGGAGGCTGGATAGATGCCAACAAATACACCGAGGGTAATGCTACGAAACTTATGACCGGTGAAGTCGGGAAACTGTATGGAGTTCGCTTCTTACAGTCTTCCAACGGCTACACAAGGGGAAGTTCGTACGCAACTACGTCGGCGGTTGTTGCTTCAACCACGATCTATGTCACATCCGTGTTTGGTAAGGATGCGTTCGGCGTTTCCGAACTCCAGAATCTTAAGACTTATATCAAGCCTTTCGGTTCCGGTGGAGTCGGAGACCCGACAGACAAAATTGCAACGGCAGGATGGAAAACTTTGTTTGGCACTAACGTGCTGAATTCTGCTTTCGCCGTAAACATTAATCACACAGTCAGTTCAACTGCCTAAGGTGATTAAGTTGTTCCAATAGCCCGGCGCAAGTCGGGCTTGTTGGTATTGACTTGATGTGATATATTGATACAGTTAATCCCGCAAGGGCAGACCCCACAAGGGTCTTTTTTTATGGGCAAATGGATTTATTATAGTCCTAACCAGTACAAATACGTCAGTGATGATGACCCACGCCCCGAAATCAAACTCAAAACCCGTGAAATAGGAGATACTTATGTTAAGTTCGTTCCTTCATGGAAGAAATACGAGCCTGACATATTAAATGTTGACAGGAAAGAAGACTTCAAAAGAAATGATGCTTTCCTTGCAGAAAGGGAACACGAAATCAAGACCGACCCCAAAGCAAGACGGTGGGAGGAGTCACGTAAGCAGGAGTGGGCCAGAAACAAGCCAGCATGGAGAAAACAGATGATGAGGGAGGGCTTAATATGATTTCGATAGTAATGTCGAGTTATAACAGGCCTAAAAAGCTGAAAAGGGCCATAGATTCTGTTATAAATCAGACTTTTACCGATTGGGAGCTTGTCATAGTGGATGATAACTCAAAAGAAGACACTCAAGCTGTTGCAGAGGCATTCAAAGACCCCAGAATACGCTACATAAAGCGCAAGAAGAACTTCGGTAATGATACAAGGCCTAAAAATGAGGGTATATTAGCCTCAAAGGGCGAATTTATATGTTTCTTAGACGATGATAACGAATATAGACCAGATCACCTTGCTATTTTACTCAAAGAGATTCAAAAAGACGATAAACTGGATGTAGTTTACGGCGATAGATGGATAATTTCAGATAAAGACAATCCTCACCCAATCAAAGACCAGCCGGGATTCATGTCAGACTTCGATCCGGCACTTCTGATGGAGAGAAACTTCATAGACTCATCAGACATCATAGTTAAACGTCAGGCTCTATTCGACATAGGAGGGTTCGATGAGAGGTACAAGAAGTATATTGATTGGAATGTATATATCAGGTTGACCAAGTACGGCAAGAAGTTCAAGAGAGTGCCTATGTTCATAACCAACTACCATATACACGGGGACATGAAGTCCATAAGAGTCAAGACTAAAGGCGACAGCCAGACAGCTTTCGTTCCTGAATGGGACCCTTACAACCTTGAGATTGAGCTTCCCTATTTAAACACGTCAGCCAGAACCCAGCCGAGAGTGGCGGTATTTAGTATAACTTATGATCGGCTGGGATATACAAAGAAATCCTTTAAAAGTCTGCATGATACTGCTGGATATCCTTATGATCATTTTATTATTGATAATGGATCGACTGATGGAACTTTTGAATACTTACAGGAGAGAATGAAAAATATCCAATGGGGATATTTTAATAAAAAGAATGTAGGAATTTCTAAAGCCTCTAATCAGGCCATAGATTTAATTAAAAGCTCGATTCCTAAGTATGACATCATAATTAAATGGGATAATGACTGTTTTGGACTCACTCCAGGTTGGCTTGCTAAGATGGTTGAGATATGGAAATGTCACCACATGCTAGCCATGTCCTGTTACGTTCAGGGTTTAGTCGATAATCCCGGCGGTTCACCACGAATGGGCTATGGAACTATAAAAGGTGAACTTATAGGCATGACCCAGCACTTAGGAGGGATATGTCACTTCGTAGACGCCCACGCTTACGACAAATTCAGGTGGGATGATAATTCATTCTTACACGGAGTACAGGATATGGAGATGTCCCAGTTCTTAAAGTTCAATGGGTATATGCTTTGCTACTTAGAAAATTACTTCGTATCTCATGGACCTTCTGGGACTGACCAACAGAAAAAAGACTTTCCTTCTTACTTTGAAAGACGCAAGTTAGACAAGCAAACTCGCTATGCAGAGAACAAATAATCCTCAGACGAATACTAGAATTTATTGGAACTATATCTATACTACTCCGGCTAAAGCTAAAGATTATTGGAGCAAGACACACCGCTTCCCCTTAGCTGTAACTTACGTCAAAGACGGAGATAAGTTCATAGATTTAGGTTGCGGGGTGGGGATACCTGGACGGACGATAAAGAAAGAACGCAAGGGTTGTGAGATATGGGGAGTCGATATTTCAGATGAGGTAATTGAGAACAATAAGAAAGACGACCCGGATATCCATTATTTTCAGGGGTATATAGGTAATTTAGGTTTCCTTCCGATCAATCACTTTGATGTAGTCTTTTGCGGTGAGACTATAGAGCATTTAGACACTCCTTCAGATTTATTTGAGGAAGCCTTTTCTATTCTTAAACCCGGAGGGAAACTAATAATAACAACTCCTCTTAAAGACCATATAAATTCTCCCGAGCATATGTGGATTTATACAAAGGAAGACGTGGAGAAACTATACAGGGATGCAGGGTTTTCAAAAGTTGAGTTTAAGGACTTACCTGATACCGAGCATTTAGTAATTATTTTTGCAGTTGGTACAAAATGAAGACAATATCACTTGATCTGGATGATTTCAGTATTTTGAACAACCGCATGGACTTGCTTATGCAATTAAAAGAGTCCTATCCCAAACTAAAAGTCTCACTCTTTACCATCCCCTATGACTTTGCTTATGAAACACTGCCGGAAGGACAAATACTAAGGGATAAGACCCTCGCCATGATTAAAACCCAACTGGACTGGATAGAACTCATACCTCATGGACTGGTTCACTTTCCCAAAGAGTTCGAGAAGTGTGACTACAAGACCATGAAGCTAAAAGTATTCCCGGCCATAGAGGAAGCGTTTAAGAAGGACTGCCTGCCTTACGTTAAAGGTTTCAAAGCTCCTTACTGGTTGTGGAATGAGGAAGTAGTCAGAGCTTTAGACGAGGAGGGCTGGTGGGGAGCGATAGATAAAGGCGCACAACTTAAGACTAAGAAATACTTTGAATACACTCATGGAATAGATGAGATTTTTTGGGAGAGTACATTCGACACTCTTAAATTACACGGACATATAACCAACGATAACAATAACGCTATTGCCAAATGTTTTACTAATTTATTCAAAATGCCTACAGATGCGGAGTTTCGCTTCGCTTCTGAACTTTTAAATGAGACCAATTAGAATATGCGCCTACGGAAATCCGTCCGGAAGTAAATTCTGGCGTCTCATTGATCCTTTAAAGTATCTTCGCAAGAAAGGCTTTGATGCGTATGTATCAGATAACGGAATAAACGAGTTAGAAGCTGACTGGGCTGATATTATAATCGTCCAAAGCTGTACCGATAAGAAAGGATTAGCTCTTTTATACCAATTCCAGCAGGAGAAGGAAAAAAAGATCGTAGTTGAGGTTGATGATTTTCTGGAATTGAACGAGGACTCGCCTTTCAAACATGCACATAATGTCTTTGAGGCACAGTTTGTCATCTCACGCACAATGCAGGTAGCTGATGCGGTAACAACGACTACCGACTTTTTAGCTTTACAACTGGCAAGGTACAACAAAAATGTAAAGGTGCTTCCTAACTATATAGATGAGGACAGATGGAATCTTCCTAACCTTCCAAATACGACCGATAGAATTAGAATAGGCTGGGCGGGATCAATAACCCATGTAGAAGACGTAAGGATGATTGAGCGGCCTATACGTCTTATTTGTAAAGAGTTTCCCCAAGTCCAGTTAATTATCGTAGGTGATCCCAGAGTTGCGGAGATATTCAAAGGACTTCCGGTAGACAACCAGCTAGGCGTTCCCTTTGAGGCTTGGCCTTCCAAGTTACGTTCTTTAAGGTTAGATATAGGTTTGGCTCCGCTTCGTAAAACTCTATTCAACCAATGCAAATCTAATATTAAATGGATTGAGTATTCAATAGCAGGAATCCCCGGAGTTTATTCTCCTACGATTTACAACGATATTGGGACAAAGCATTTTGACGGCATTTACGGGATGATAGCGGAGAATCAGGAGCAGTGGTACAGGTGTATCAAGAATTACATAATATCCCCGGAGTTAAGAGAAGATATAGCAGGAAGGGCTTTATCTTGTGTAACTACAGGCTACACTCTCAAAACAGGGATCAAGAAGTGGGTAAAGTTTTATAGGCAGTTGATTTCAAAGGAAAATAGTGATATAAAAAGTGAGTTACCGGCGCAAGCCGCAAACACCTGAAAGGGTGTTTTTTTATGGAAGATAACGTAACATTTAGAGAAGCCCCGGTTCCTACTATAGAGCAACCAAAGGTTGATATTCCCGAACCTGTAAAAGACAACACTGCTACAGAAACAGGGGAAAGCGACAGGGAACCTATAGAACTTCGGGACACCAACGGCAGAAGCGTGGTACTGGACGCTCTTGGTATATCAGAGAACACAAACTCCCTCCCCGCAGAGGATAAGGCCAACTTAAATGAAGTCAAAGACTATGTTTTAAGTATAGTCAAAGCCAAAGGTCTTTCACCAACAGTATCAGCTTTCACTAAAACACTTAATAGTTTAAAGGGTGAGATGGGGCTTAATGAGGAGTCGGAACCTTCAATCGTACTTGATAGGATAGCCGGAGTAGTCAAGGCATGGCGCAACCTCTCTTTTATCAAAGACCCAGCCGAAAAGAAAAAGATATTTTATAAGTTAGCACGCCTTAATTCTTCAATAGAGATGAACAAGGAAGTATTCAAGTTGATGGAGGATCACCAGATATGGCAGTAGCAAATCCAACTCACAGAAAACTGACAAAAACACTCCAGTACATGGAGAATATGAGCTTTGATCCCGACCATGAGGTTCTAACCCGTATTCCTCTGACATTGAACCCGGTATCAGGAGCTTTAGAGCGTCCTACCGCTATTCAGGGTAACCAGTCAATGGCTTTGACTTATGACGGGAGTGGTAATTTAACCCAACTGGATAAGACGATAGGAGCTGTAACTTACAGGAAAACCTTTACATGGGATACGGGTAGATTAACTGCAATCTCAACTTGGTCTCAAGTATGAAAGTTGCTGTAATTGGTACAGGATGGGTGGGTAAAGCCATGCATCAGCTTTTTCCTGATGCCTACCTCTACTCATCGAGTACAGGCTACAAAGAGGATGTCAATAAATGTGATGTAGCTTTTGTTTGTGTACCGACTCCCAGCATAGATGAGGGAAAACTTGATATCTCTATTGTTGAAGATGTAGTTTCCTGGTGTGAGTGTTCTCTTATTGTTATCCGCTCAACAGTCAATCCCAGTACAACAGACTATCTTAAAAAGAAATACAAGAAAAGAATAGTACATCAGCCGGAATATTTGGGTGAGACTCCCCAACATCCCATGCTTGATCCCAAGACTAGGCCATTCTTAATTATTGGCGGTGATCCTGACGACAGGAGACAGCTTATTGAGTTGTACCAGACAGTTTACAACGCCAACATTACGATCAGACAGGTCACNGCATATGANTCAGAACTNATCAAACTGACTGAAAATAGAGCTATTGCGTTCAAAGTAGCTCAATGTCAGGAACTCTACGATGCCTGTAAAACGGCTGGAATTGACTATTACACTATTAGAGATGCCGTGTACGGAGATGACCCCCGGTTCAACCTTTGGTGGACTTTCGTGTTTGAAAGTAATCGAGGTTTTAATTCTAAATGCTTACCAAAGGATGTTTATGCTTGGGCAGCTTGGTCAGAATCAGTTGGATATAATCCTAAGATTACAAAAGCTATTCTATCAAAAAATCAGGAGTGGATTAATGAAAAAGATTAAATTAACACAAGGAAAGTTTGCTTTGGTAGATGATGGAGATTATCAATGGTTGAATCAATGGAAGTGGCATTATTCGGGTGGTAGAGCAGTAAGAATAATCTGGATAGGTAAAGGTCATAAGAATAGAAAAGCTAATACGATATTAATGCATCGTTTAATAAATAAAACACCACATAATTTTGATACAGATCATATAGACAGAAATCCTCTAAACAATCAGAAAAATAATTTAAGAACTTTAACGCATAGTCAAAATCTACATAATAGGCCAAAACAAAAAAACAATAGATCTGGATTCAAGGATATTTTTTTTGATAAACAAACTGGTAAATGGAGAGTGCAGATATGTATTAATGGTAAGAAAATTTCTTTTGGTAGATTTACTGATATTAAATTGGCAGTTATTCAAAGAAATAAAAAATGGTTAAGTTAAGTTGTATTCTCCCTTCTTACAAAGACCCTCTTTTAATAAAGACAATAGATAACCTTCTACTTAACTCCGAGTTAGGAGATCAGCTAGAAATAATAGCTGTATTTGATGGGTACTGGCCCACATTCGAGTTAAGGGGCGATCCAAGAGTTGAATACATACACTTGGGAAAGAATGCAGGGATGAGGGGGGCGATCAATGCAGGAGTAAACGCTTCTCAAGGTGAGTTTATCTTGCGGACCGATGAGCATTGTATGTTCGGTAAGGGTTATGACCGGATTCTTACTTCTACCTGTCGTCCTGACTGGATTGTCACCGCTACAAGATACTTTCTGGACCCTGTTAAGTGGGAAAGAATGGATATCCCCCCGGTCAATTACGAAAAATTAGTCATTCAAGAGGGAAAGAAGTTTGCCGGAGTCAGGTGGAAGGAGAGAGACGAATCAAACAAACACAAGATAATAGACCAAACTATGGCTATGCAAGGCTCTATGTGGGTTATGAGTCGTAAGTGGTGGGATGAAGTTATAGGTGAGTTACAAACTGAAGGTTACGGCCCTTCCTATCAGGACAGCCACGAGATGATATTCAAGACCTGGAAAGCAGGAGGAAAGATGGTATTAAATAAGAATACATGGTTTGCGCATAAGCATAGGTCATTCCCCAGAACCCATCAGGAAGGCTCACCTGAGAACCCCTCTAAACGTGAAGATAGTTGGGCTTATGCCTTGAAAGTGTGGAGGGATTACTACGAAAAGGAAGTGAGGCCTAAGTGGGGAATATGATTTTACACGTTGGTTGTGCCAATCGTTACTATGAAGGGTTTGTAAACTCCGACAAGGTTGAAGTCTGGAAGGGAAAGAAAAGGAAACTGGATTTAGTCATGGATTTAGGCAAGTCCTGGCCTTATAAAGATGAAAGTGTGGATGGGATAGTAGGGATGCACGTATTCCAGCAACTCACATGGAGGGAGCTAATCGTAGCTTTCAGCGAGGCTAAAAGGGTGCTTAAAAAGGGCGGAGTGTTAAGAATGGGTTGTCCTATGATCGAGATAGATAAGCCTCTGGAATATTTATTGGGATGGAGAAATATCAATTTGTTCAGTTTAGACCTTCTTAAACAGGTTTTGGTTGACCGGATAGGTTTCAGACGGTTCAGGGAGAGGGGATATAAAAGATCATGGTTGCCTATTCTTACTATCGCAGATAACCGTCAGCATAGAGGAACATTATATATGGATGTAGTCAAATGACCGATATTACGATTATCTTTCTTACGGTCAACAGAGTCCCTGAGAAATGGGCCGAGTATCAAAAGGAAGTCCTACTTGAAGCTATTGGGGATACTCCGGTCATTACCATCTCTAAAATACCTTTAGACTGGGGGACTAACCTGATTCAAGAAGAAGAACCCAGTATGCAGAATATCTACAGACAGATATTAAGGGGAGCTAAACTCGCCACTACTCCATATATAGCAATCGCTGAGGACGACTGCTTATACCAGAGGGAACACTTCGAGTTTAGGCCTCCTCTTGATACCTATGCCTACGATTACCACAGGTGGGGGCTTATGACTTGGCCCGTATCCGACAGACAGTCGTTTTATTATAACGACAGGTTTTCCAACTCAACTCTAATTGCTCCTAGAGAACTTGCTATTTCATCATTAGAAGAAAGATTCCTTAAGTATCCTGACAACAGAATAGGAGAATTAGGAAGGGAGATCGGTACGATACTCGATAGGAAGAATGTTATCCGTTATTGTCCACAGTCTTCCAACGTATTTTTAAGCCATGTAAATGCCATAGACCCTTACGAACAGAAGATGAAAAAAAGGAGGGGATTTGTCCGGGCTTACGAGATACCCCACTGGGGAAGGCCGGAGGACATTCTTAAACATTTCATATGAGAGTAACACTTGATCTTCACGACTTTTCGGTGGTCAACAATAGATTACTCTGGCTGTTGGGACTAAAACAGCACTTCACTAATTTCAAAGTATCATTATTTACTGTTCCTTTCGACAAGAAAGAAGATTGGGGACCATCACTTATTGGGGATGACTTTTTGATTGAAATTAAAAAAAACCTTGATTGGATTCAGTTAATACCTCATGGCTTATACCATAACGGATCAGAGATGAGTAATTGTGACTACCCGACTTTTAAAGAGAAGATCATGCCTGAAATTACAGACGCTTTTGATTCCAAAGGGCTTCCCTATGTTAAGGGGTTCTGCGCTCCACATTGGAGATGGACAGATGGAGTAGTGAAGGCTCTTGACGAAGCTGGGTGGTGGGGGGCTGTAGATCGGAACAAGCAAATGCCCTACACAAAAAGGCACTACAAATACAACTTCCTCTTAAACGAACCGTTCTGGGAGTCTAAAGAGGATTTAAAACTTCACGGTCACATCTATGGGACTAAGAACGACATAGGGAGATGCTTTGACAACTTATTAAAATTACCTAAAGATACAGAGTGGGTGTTTGCATCAGACTGCCTTGAAAGCCTTTAATATTTACCAGCATCTAGAAGGGACGGAAATGACCGACAGGGACAAAAAGGAGATCGGCAGTAAGTTCTGGAACAAGGGGAAGTGGGATAACTTTGTCCTTCCGTTTCTAAAAGAGAGAGGGACGTTTGTAGATATGGGGTGTAATGCGGGGTTGTTTCTTTTGTTTGCCCAGCAGGAAGGATTCGATAGGATTATAGGTGTTGATTCAGATGAGGGAGCGGTTAAACGTGGTTTAGAGTGGCGGGACAGTCATGGAGGCAAGTACGACATCGTCTTAAAGAGGATGGAGGAGTGTATAGACGACCTTCCCGTAGCAGACTACACTGTTTTTGCCAACGCACACTACTACTTCACTATAAACGACTGGCTGGACTATTTAGACAAGCTCCAATACAAAACCCGTTATTGCATTATAGTTACAGCCGAGAAAAGACACGGTAACAGATGCTGGGCACAGGCCCACGTCCCAGATATACGAAATTACTTTAAGACTTGGAAAGAAGAAGGTTTTATTGACGAGCTACCATTAGAAGGCGACCCCATGCCCCGAAGGCTGTGGGGACTTCTCTTTAAAAGCCCACATCTTGAGAAAGTCCCTATCGGTAGTTTGGACTGTGGAAACCACGTACAAGACCAGTTTTACGCAGAGATAGATAAAGGCGTCCCTTATCAAAAGACAAGATACTACAGAATACTCAAACCCTATCGCAAGAAGTGGAGTGAGGACAGGCTGAACAAATGGGTTGAGGAACGTATCAGAGTATATCAGGATTTAAAGAAGAACGGATTAAAAAAGCCTTTAATTATCAATTCAAGTAATCTCATCCTTGACGGAAACCATAGATACTCAATGATGAAACATTTAGGTTATAAGGAGGTAATAGTACGNNGGACTTAACCGTCATCTATATTTCATCAAACAGGGAAAAGCCTGAATTTGAGGCTAAAATAACGGTTGATTTAGTTAAAAAGTCTCAAGGGCTTCCCATTATCAGCGTTACCCAGAAACCGATGGATTTAGGACAAAATATCTGCGTGGGAGATGTGGGAGCTTCTGGGTATAACTTTTTACGCCAAGTCCAGATAGCTTGCCAGAACGCCTTGACTCCTTTTGTCATTCACGCTGAAAGTGACTGTCTTTATCCCCCGGACTACTTCACGTTTACCCCGCCCAAATTGGATATCCCTTACAGGAACACAAATATCTACGTCCAGAAGTATAGGAAGGACTATTTTTGCAAGAAGAACAATTCAACTTTCTCTCAAATAGTAGGGAAAGACTTTTATCTTAAAAGGTTACATGAGTTATTCGGATATCAGCCGATATGGAATATACAATATAAGAACTTCCCCAAAGAAATCAAAAAGAACCTTTTTGACAAGTTTGAATACTTTAATACCAAAAACTCCTGTATCTCATTCAAGACAGGACAGGGAATGAGAAAGCACAGTAATTGCGATGAAATCCCCGTTTATAAGTTGCCGTACTGGGGGGATGTGCGGGAGTTGAGGAGAAATTATGAAGATTAGTGAAGGATTGAAACTAAAGGGGCGTCCGGCTGAAATCCCTGATTGCGGAAGGAATGACCTTCCCGGGTTTTTCAAGGAGATGGGCTTTAAGAGAGGTATAGAGGTTGGTGTGTTTCAGGGTGAATATACCGAAGTCTTAGCAAAGTCAGAACTTGAGATATACGGAATAGACCCCTGGTTGCAATATGAAGGGTATGTCTATAGTACCGGAAAGACAAAGGTGTATTTTAACGAAATGTACGAAAAGGCTAAAGAAAGATTGTCTCCATATAATAACGTCAAGTTAATAAGGAAAATGTCTATGGACGCCTTAAAGGACTTCAAAGATGAAAGCCTTGATTTTGTTTATATAGACGCAAACCATACTTTCAAGTATATAGCCGAGGATATGTATTACTGGAGTTATAAGATAAAAGACGGAGGGATATTATGCGGCCACGACTACGCTTATTTCAGACACAGATATATAGGCGGTGGCTGTCAGGTCAAGGAGATTGTCAATGCTTTTTCCTTTTCTTATGATCTTGATTTCTGGGTATTGGGCAGGAACAAAAAGATAAAAGGAGAGATAAGGGATGACTACCGGAGCTGGATGTTTATTAAGGATAAGAATTGGATACCCAAGTGACCAAAGGGATACTTTATTACACCAACAACAGATTAGACGACAGGATATTCAAGGTAGTCCAGAAGCAACTATTGACGATTGGACTGCCCATAGTCAGCGTGTCTTTGAAGCCGATAGATTTCGGCCAGAATATAGTAATGGACCTTCCGACAGGACTCGTAACTTTGACAAAGCAGATTCTAAAAGGTCTGGAAACTATTACGACTGATGTGGTGTTTTTTGCCGAGTGTGATGTTTTATACAACCAGTCACACTTTAAGATAGAACTCGGAAAGAAAGACGCCTTTTATTACAACAATAATATCCTGCGGTGGGACTATCCAAAAGACAGATTTGTATCCTTTAAAGCCCAAGTTGCGTTATTGGGTATGTGCGCCTACAGGACTTTATTGCTTAGCCATTACACCCAAAAACTTAAATACATAACTGATAAGGGATTTGATAATAGGGATGGGGATTCGGGATGGATGAGGTATATAGGCCATGAGCCGGGAAAGAG